AAACCTTCGATGCCAACTCGGTTGAGCCCAGCAACTTCGATGTCTTCCCCGCCGGCAAGTACCTCGCGCAGATCGTTTCCAGCGAGATGCGCCCGACCAAGGACGGTCGCGGTCAGTACCTGTTTCTGGAGCTCGACATCCTCGAAGGCCAATTCGCCGGGCGCAAGCTCTTTGACCGCCTGAACCTCGTCAACGACAACCCCGACACGGTGGACATCGCCACCCGTACCCTGTCGTCCATCTGCCGCGCCACCGGCCAGATGCAGGTCAAGGACTCCGAGCAGCTGCACCTGATTCCGCTGATCGCCGATGTGCGGGTACGCCCGCCCAAGGGCCAGTACGGCGAGTCGAACTCAATCCGCTACCTGCCGAGGAACGCGGCCGCACCGGCACCGGCCACCCGGGCACCCGCCGCCTATGCTAGCGCGCCAGCACCCGCGACCGCACTCGCCCCGCAACCGGCACGGCCTGTCGCTCCCGCCGCTCCCGCTGCGCCAGTGGTACCGGCCGCCGGTGGTTTGCCCTGGCAGCGCCAGGCGTAAGGAGACGACTGCCATGACCGAACTGCATTCCCCCTCGGCCACGGCAGCGCTGCCCGACACCCCTGAAGGGTGCCGGGCGCGGCTGGCCACGCTGCAGAGCGAGATCGCCGCGATCCGCGTGCAGATTGCCACCGCCGACCTGCGCCGCCAGGCCCACAAGCAGGCGCTCGACGCTGAATGGTTCCACCGCGCCAAGACCGCGCTGCGCCTGAAGCGCGAAGAAGCCGCGCGCCTGTCGGCCCGCTTGATCGAGCTGACTCCCAAAGCCCTGTCGTCGCGTGCATCCTCGCGCGAGCGCTTCAAGGATGCCCTGATCGAGGCCATGCGCGCGGAGTGCGACGACGCACGCTGGGCCGCACTGCTGCAACGCGCCCGTCTGCTGCACGACCACCAGGAGGTGAGCAATGGCTGAACTGCCCACCCTGAGCAGCCCCACCCGCGACGCGATCTTCGCGGCCTACGAAGCGCAGGCCAGCAGCGGCTTTCGTGCGCACCTCGGGGCCTCCTTGATTGGCAAGGACTGCGAACGCGCCCTGTGGTTCGACTTTCGCTGGACCACGGTGCACCGCCATCCCGGGCGCCTCTTGCGCCTATTCGAAACCGGCCAGCTGGAGGAAAGCCGGCTGGTGCGGAACCTGCGCAGTATCGGCGCCACGGTGCTGGAGGTCGATCCCGAAACTGGGCGGCAGATCCGCGTGCAAGCCCATGGCGGCCACTTTGGTGGTTCGCTCGATGGCATTGCGCTGAACTTGCCGGAAGCACCCAAGACCTGGCATGTGCTGGAGTTCAAGACCCACTCGGCCAAGAGCTTCAACGACCTGGCCGCCAAGGGCGTGCGCGGCTCCAAAGCGCAGCACTTTGCGCAGATGCAGACCTATATGCACCTGACCGGGCTCACCCGCGCCATGTACCTGGCCGTGTGCAAGGACACCGACGAGCTGTACGTCGAGCGCATCGAGCACGACGCCGCTTACGCCCAGGGGCTGCTGGACAAAGCGCAGCGGGTGATCTTCGCCATGCTGCCGCCGGAACGCATCAGCCACGATCCGGCCTGGTACCAGTGCCGGCTGTGCGATCACGCGCCGGTGTGCCATGGGCAGACGGCGGCACAGGTGAACTGCCGCACCTGCCTGCATTCCACGCCGGTCGACGGCGGCTGGCACTGCACCTTGCACCAGCGCCCTTTGAGCGAGGCCGATCAGCGTGTGGGCTGCGCGCAGCATCTGTATCTGCCAGCGCTGGTACCGGGCGAGCAGATCGATGCGGGCGACGGCTGGGTGGAATACCTGTTTGGCGAGGGCCTGCGCTGGCGTGATGCGGGTTTCGACAAGCTGGCCGGTATCGGCTCGCTGGTGGGGGGCAGACCATGAGCCTCTCCCTGCGTGACTACCAATCGGCCGCGATCCAAGGCATCTACGCCTACTTCAAGGACCATGCCGGAAATCCATTGATCTGCATCCCGACCGCTGGGGGCAAATCCCTGGTCATGGCGAGCTTCGTCGAAGGTGTGCTCAAGGCCTGGCCCGATCAGCGCATCTTGATCGTGACCCATGTGCGCGAGCTCATCGAGCAGAACCACGCTGAGTTGAAACGCCTGTGGCCCGAGGCGCCGGCCGGCATCTACTCGGCGGGCCTGAAGCAGCGTGACATTGCCGCCCGCATCCTCTTTGCCGGCATCCAGTCCATCCACCGCAAGCTGCGGGAAGTGGGCCACTGCGACTTGGTGCTGATCGACGAGGCGCATCTGATCCCGCGTGCGTCGAACACCATGTACCGGCGCTTTCTGGATGGTCTGAAACGCCAGAACCCGCTCTTGAAGGTGATTGGCTTCACTGCCACGCCCTTCCGGCTCGATTCCGGCCGGTTGCACGAGGGCAAGGATGCGATCTTCACCGACATCGCCTTCGAGGTCTCGGTGCGCGAGTTGATCGACGCCGGCTACTTGGCACCGCTGGTCTCCAAGCGCATGGCAACCCAGCTCGATGTCAGTGGGGTGGGCACCCGTGCGGGTGAGTTCATTGCCAAGGAGCTTGAAGCCGCCATCGACCAGGATGCGATCACCGCGTCGGCCGTGGAAGAAATCCTCGCCTACGGGTATGACCGCAAGAGTTGGCTGGTGTTCTGCGCTGGTGTCGATCACGCCTTCCATGTGCGCGATGCCCTGCGTGCCAAAGGGATCGCCTGCGCCACCATCGTCGGTGACACGCCCAGCGATGAGCGCGAAGCGCTGATCCAGGCCTTCAAGGCTGGGCAGATCCGGTGCCTGACCAACGCCAATGTGCTGACCACCGGCTTCAACGCGCCCGGCGTGGATCTGATCGCCATGCTGCGGCCCACCCAGTCGGCGGGCTTGTATGTGCAGATCGTCGGGCGTGGCTGTCGCTTGGCCCCAGGCAAAACGAACTGTCTGGTGCTGGACTTCGCCGGCAACATCGCCCGCCATGGCCCCATTGACGCCATCCGCCCCAAGCGCCCTGGCAAGGGCGAAGGCGAAGCGCCCGTGAAAGACTGCCCGGCCTGCCAGAGCCTCGTGCATGCGTCGGTGCGCACCTGCCCGGACTGTGGGCATGTGTTTCCGCCCCCGGCGCCCAAGCTCGAAGCCAAGGCCAGCACGCTCGATGTGGTGAGCAATCCCAAACCCCAGTGGATCGAGGTCAGCCGGGTGAGCTACGCGCGGCACGACAAACCCGGCAAGCCGCCGTCCTTGCGGGTGGATTACTGGAGTGGGCTCACCCACCACAGCGAGTGGGTGTGTCTGGAGCATCCGGGCTATGCACGCCGCAAGGCAGCGGCCTGGTGGGGACTGCGAGCGCCGGGTGTGCCGATGCCGGACAAGGTGGAGGACGCCTTACAGCTGGCCAGTCGATTGCGTTGTCCATCGCAGATCGCCGTGCGCGCCCAGGGCCGCTACACCCAAGTCGTCGGAGCGCGCTTTCCGTGATCTGTGCCATTTGCCGGCGCGAAGCCCGAGGGTTCGGCTTTGCGCCCCGTCTGATCCGTGTCCAGGCACCCACCGTCAAGCTGTGCTCGATGCGCTGCCTGGACCTTGCTGCGAGGTTAAAGGGAATGATTGATCCCAACACACATGAACTGAATGCACTGGCCGCTGCCGGTGCCGAGGGCGGCGCCTATGTCGAGTCGCTCGGGAAGACCGATCTGGCGCGCTTCACCGCCCAGGAGTGGGACACGCTGGTCGAGGTGATCGTCACCGCCTTCCAGGATCACCTGCGCGAGGCCTATGCCGACGATCCGCCGTTCTGAGGAGCCCACCATGACGACACCGAATTACATGGCGCAGCTGGGGGCCACCCTGGTGGACCGGGGCTTCCCGATCCTGCCCATCCAGCCGCGCAGCAAAAAACCCGGCATGTACCGCCAGGGTGCCTGGCACGACTACCCCAAGTGGAGCCGCCACTGCGAGCGCGCCACCACCGAGAACGAGGTCGACATCTGGGGCGACTGGCCCGAGTCGGGCATCGGCATTGCCGCTGGCTGCGTGATCGGCATCGACATCGATGTGCTCGATGCCGGTGTCAGTGCGCAGATCGAGGGGCTGGCCAAGCGGTTCCTGGGCGACACGCCAGCGGTGCGCATTGGCCGCGCGCCGAAACGCTTGCTGGTCTATCGCGCCGCCCAGCCCTTTGCCGGTTTCAAGTACCCGCCCATCGAAGTGCTGGGCCTGGGCCAGCAGTTCATCGCCTACGGCATCCACCCAGATACTGGGCAGGCCTACGACTGGCCGGTGGAGAGTTTGGTCGATCTGAACGTGAGCGACCTGCCGGCGATCACCGAGGCGCAGGCCCGTGAGTTTGCCCAGGAAGCCTACGTGCTGATCCCGGCCGCCTTGCGCCCCAAGAGTCTGAGCGTCGGGCGGCAGGCTGTGGGCTCGGTCAAGGCCGGCGAGTGTGCCAACCTGCCCGAGCAGCGCGGCACCTTCGCGGCGGTCGAGGATGCGCTCGCCTACATCATCAATGCGGATCTCGACTACGACAGCTGGGTGCGTATCGGCATGGCGATCAAGGGGGCGCTGGGCGATGCCGGCTGGCCGCTGTTTGAGCGCTGGTCGGCAAGCTCGCAGAAGTTCGAGCCCAAGACCACCGCCCAGGCCTGGCGCAGCTTCGCGCCGCAGCGCATCGGCGCGGGCACGCTCTACAAGCTGGCGCTGGACAATGGCTGGCATCCGGCGGCCGATCTGCAGCTCAACGGCGAGGTCGTCAGCGAGGGGGTGCATCCGGCCCGAGCCTTGCTGGAGGCCCTGCAGTCACCGGCACCCACGGGATCAGCATCTGCCGGGAATGCAGGGAATGTGCTGCCGCCTCCGAAGCCCTTGCCCTTGGGCTGGGAGCAGGTAGGGGGCGTGATTGGCGACATGATGGCCTTGATGGCGGCAACGGCCAAACGCCCACAGCCCGTGCTGGCGCTGGGGGCGAGCCTGTGTGCCGTGGGGGCGCTGATGGGGCGCAAGTACCGCACCGAGAGCAACATCCGTTCGAACCTCTATGTGGTGGGCATTGCCGAGAGTGGCGCCGGCAAGAACCACAGCCGGGTGGTGATCAACGAACTGTTTCGCCGCGCCAACCTGCTGCAGTACCTGGGCGGCAACAAGATCGCCTCAGGCTCGGGGCTCTTGACCGCCATCCAGCGCCAGCCGGCCATTCTGTTTCAGCTGGATGAGTTCGGGATGTTTCTCTCGGCGGCGGCCGACCGCAAACGCTCGCCGCGCTATGTCTGCGAGGTGCTCGACCTGATGACCGAGCTCTACACCACCTCGGGGACGACATACTTCGGCGTCGAGTACGCCAGCACCCAGCACAACGATGCGCACCGGGCGATCCACCAGCCCTGTGCCTGCATTTACGGCACGACCACGCCGCTGCACTTCTGGCAGGCGCTGCAGGCGGCCAACGTCGCGGACGGGTCGCTGGCGCGCTTTCTGATC